CTCACCAAGAAAACGAGAAAACCATCTCATTCTAGCGGCAATCTGGCTGAATGCTTTAGGCCGTCTTTGCTAAACCCAGGGTGGCGGTGCAAATCCAGCAGACAAAAAAAGCCCCTGAGAGTAGGGGCTTAAATCTTGTTCTATCTGTACATAACTAGAACACTACCAAGCAGTAACGGAGGGGAAGTTACTGCTGGCTAAATACTTTATCGACTGAGCTTGCTTTTACTTTAGGCTTTACGAGCGACAGCCGCAGCTCTCAAGCCCATTCGTAAATCCTTGGCAACTGCCTTCTTGGACGGCTTTTCTTCTTGCTTTCCGCCTCCAAACGGATTTGTAGCTTTTAGAAACTCTACCTTGGCATCCCAGGCCAACAGGATCTCAGGGACAGGCGTATCCCAGGCATCACGCGGGGACCATCCTAGCCAGCCGGTAGCCATGCTAAAGAGGTCATCAACATAGCTACCGTTGCCTTCCCGCTTTACTCGTTTCCCTCAGCGGCCTTTTCTTCGTCCTCAGCCTTTTTAGCCTTGGGATTCAGCATCGCCAGAATGTAAGGCACGATCTGAGGCGTAACCTCGCCAATACCCTCGTCAAAGATGGCTTCTTCAAGCTCTTCCATGTCCTTGCGCTTGTATTCCTTACCGGAGCCGATAGCGATAATGGCGGCAGCGGCGCTGACCTGTAGCTTCTGGATTTCCTGTAGCGCTGGAGCCAGGCCTCCGAAACGTGCCTCGATGCCCTTCACAGCCTTGAGGGTGAAGGACAGGTTAAATTCTTCATCGCCAACAATGACGACGGTATTGCCGTAATTGGTCTTGCTCATGGGTATTTCCTCAAAGAATCAGTCAAAAAAGAGCCAAGGAGCGACCTCGGCCCTGAGGTAAGTGAGGGCGATCGACGCTTATTAGGCTGCGTCTTCGTAGATCGGGGAGTTGATACCAAGAGAAGCGCTGCGACGGATCACGTCTTCTGCACCGCCGACGGTCTTGCCCAGGCTCATAACCTTGGCCAGGAAGTAATCGGTCAAGCCGTCTTCATAGGTGACCTTGAACGCATAGTTCCAGCGGCTGCGGTCTTTCTGGGCAGCAACCAGAGCGATCTGGCCAGCATCGCCATTGTCGAAACCGATGGTTAGATCCATGGTTCCGGCATCAGCCAGGCCCTTGAGGTGACGGGTACGGGAATCACCCAGGGAGGCGAAGGTGACATCGCCCACGGTGTCACCGTAGTCACCAATGTTCTCGACCTCACCGATTTCGACGTAGGTCAGGCCACCCAGCAGCGTAATGGCTGCCGCATCTGTGGCCGGTAGTTCTTGTTCAACGATAGGGCCGATAGAAATTCGTGTACCGGCTGCGGTATTTACGCTCATGTTTCACTCCTGGAGGCTGCCGCAACGCGGCGTTTGGGCACAAAAAAACCCGCTCATGGCGGGCTCTTTGGGTTGCTTGGGTTTAGTGTTCAGTAAGTATTCGAAGCGTGACGCTGCCCTGATAGGTGCGGCCGTCAGGCTCTCGATTGGTATTTTTTCGCGCGACTCGGACAGAGGCGACACGCCCTGTCTCTAGCGGCAAGGGTCGTTCATGTAATGCAGTGTCGATCTGAGCCATGATCCCTTTCACTTCCATCTGCCCGTGGTAATTGCTCCAGATGGACAGATAGAACATGCGGCTATCTCTACGACTAGCCAATGGGTCGTTATTGTCAGCAACCTCGTAATCCAGGGTGACATAGGGGTATTTGGCGTTATCCGGCACTGCGTCATACACAGGAACGGTTAATTCAGTAGTGAGCCGCTCAAACAAGGCCACCTGAAGCACTTGAGAGGGATCAGGCATTGCTTGCTCCTTGGCTGGCTCGGCGTAGAGTTTCGTCTATGGCTTCTTTCAATATGGCCTTGATTCGTTCCCGGTTCAGGTCATAGGAAGGCCTTAACCAAGGATGAGCAGGCGTAGGCCGGATGTCAGGCGCATATCCAAAGAAGTCAGTTCCGTTGGATTGGTTAACGTCAGGATTGGTCCGTTTGCCTTTAGATCCTTTGGTTCCGTACTCGATAAACCTAAGGAAATAAAAGCGCCGGTTGTTTTTCTTACCTCGAATCCCGATCTGAGCATCAAGTCCGGACTTTGAAACGAAAGCCTCCAGCGCGGCACGGCTTTCACCGGTATCGACAGGAATCAGCTGTTGCTGGGTTTCAAGCACAAGATCTGCAGCCTTCTGCATGGCAGGCTTGATCTGGTTATCCATGGTTTGATGGATACGCCTAAGCGTCCGGCGAAGCTTGAAATCCCCACTTATGGAAGACTTCCTAGCCATGGATTACTCCTTGGCCTTCGCCTTTCTAGCTGGCTTTTCTTCGGCTGTTTCGGTTGCTACCTCTTCAGCCAGCTTTCGGCTGACCAGATCCTGACCGAGAGTTGCCGAAACAGTGAATTCAGAGCCTTTTGGTTGATCGCCATGGGCGCCGCCCGAGAGATTAGCTAGAGCACGTACTTTCATGGTTCACCTCATGGGTTTTCGATGGTTGAGCACATCAGCTTGAGCATGCTGCGCTCGTTGTCTGGAAGCGGGGATTCGATGCGGTAGGTGGTGTTTCGATGCACGAAGCGATCACCGGCTCTCACGTCTTCTCGATAGCGGATATTGATCTCAGCAGTGATAACGCTGTCCATCTGCTGAGCGATCATGGCTATACGCCCTGAAGGGCTTTTGATCTCAGCCCATACCGGTGCGTACTCGGCCCACGTCTCGGTATAGCCGCCGCCACGATCCGGCACCCGCTGCTGCCGCTGAAGGCTTCCACGATGTCTTAAAGGTCCGGCTCTCATTAGAAGCGCTTCCTGTACCAGAGCAAGGCTCCAACGGCAAAGTCGACCTTTGAAGAGGCCGCGCCTATCGTTACAGCCTCACGGTTGGCGTACCAGTGACCCACTAGAAGTAAGATGGCCTGCTGAACATCCTTTGTGTAGGTCATCTGCTCAGGCCCGACTGGATCGGATTCAACCAGGGTTCGGTCACAGTGCTGCTCAACATGCGCGACAGCCGCGTCGATGTAGCCCTGGATCAGAACGTCTTCGTCGTCACCATCCACCTTGCAGTGCAATTTGGCTCGGGCTAGATCAATCATCACTTGTTCTCTTTCGGTGCGGCTTGTTTGGTGGTCTTAGGCGCGGCCTCTTCCACTTCTACTGCCAGACCCTTGCCGATTAGCTGATGACCGTATTCCTGAGTAGTCTCAAGCTCCTGGCCAGCACGAATACGGGACGATTCAGATTTCAGTTTCGTAGCATCACCCTCGAAACCCCATAGCGCTTTAATCTTCATGGCTTACTCCAAAAGAGAGGGGTCCGAAGACCCCTGCTTTGGTGATTAGGAAGGCAGTGCAAAGCGACCCTTAACGAACGCATCAGGACGGCGTACCGCTACGCCAAGACGTTCTTCAACAAGAATTACACGCTGGTTCTTGATGAAGTCATCGTTGATCATGCCGACCTTGATAGTGAATGCCATGCGGTCATAGATCCGTGCACCCTGCTGGAATGAGCCCACCAGGAACTCGCCGCCAGTAGTAGTGCCATCGCCTTCGTCCATGCTGTCAGAAGCAACCACTGGACGACCCCAAAGAACCGGAGTAACCAGGCCTTGCAGGTTGGCGAACAGATAGCGGTTCTCACCATCCTTCTCCAGCTCGATGTTCATCCAGTCCAGATCAGTCATGACAACCGCATCAGCGGAGCGCTTGGACTGCTTGCCGACCTGATAGATAGCGCGACGAACAGTATCAATAGCGGTATCGCCAGCACGACCCAAGGCAGCATTGAAAGCAGTTGCCTGAGTCATGATGCCGTTAAGATTTTTGCCGGTGCCGTCGCCCTTCAGGATCTGGCCTTCTTCCTTGAGCTTCAGGTCGTAGCGCAAGAGCTCCTGGATATAGCTGTACAGCTGAGGAACGTCATCTAGCGCCTCATCAGTGACAGGCATCCAAACAGCGATCTTCTTGATCGTGTCGGTCTTCTCGTCAAAGGTAACATTGCTGGAAGGCTTGGCCTCACCCTCATTCACCATGCCGGCACCGCGCGTATGCACGTTCTCCACAAAGTAAGTGAAGCTAGTGCCGGTTACTGGCGTGCTAGGGATCAGATCACGAATTACCAAGTTCTGACGTGGAGCAGCCTGGATAACCGGGTCGTACTGAGGTGCAACCAAGCCAGCACTGGTAACCTTCATCTCGGTCATGCTGACCATATCGGACTTGGTGATCTCGATCTCAGCAGCGTTCTGCTTCTTCTCGATCAGGGCTTTGTAGTTGTCATCACCTTTTACGAAGTCAATAAAGCCTTTCTTCTCACCACCAGGAGTACGCAGGCGAACGCCCTTTTCTTCCAGTTTCTGGACCTGCTCAATAACGCGCTCGATCTCACCTTTCTGATTTTCGATCTGCGATTTCATGGAGGCAGTGGCCTGATGGCCTTTCTGCAGCTCTTCAGCTACAGAATCGTACTTTTGCTGAAGGCCCTGGAAACCAGATTTAAGTTGAGTTTCCAGCGCTTCACGGATTTCTTTAACATCGGCGGTCATGGCGACACTCCAAATAGATTTTCAATGTTTAATGAGAGTTTTTTCAGCTCTTCCACGGTCGCCGTGGCCGCGTCGTCACCATCTCGGTGGATCGCTGGATAGCCGAGCGAGGCAACAGCAGCTGCCTCCTTCTGCGAAAGCCCCATGCGTTCACGCAGGGCGCTCTCGAAAAGCCTGATATCTGACTTGACGCTCATCACCTGAGCCTCAGGATTCATACCAAAAGGCACGATTGAGGCCTCCCAAAGCTCAGCCTGCTTGATGATCCGCACGCGGCGGCCTTCTCGCTGCTCGATAGCGTCATCCAGAGTGTTAAAACCAATGGACATGGAGTCCAAAGTGCCCTCTTTCATCAACTCATACGCGTCACGTGCATAGCTGACGTTCAGGTTGATGCGGCCCTTGAGGTAGAGGCCGTGCTGATCTTGGTTGTACTCAGCAGACCCAACAAGACGGGTCAAATCATGGAAAAGGGCCAGCTTTAGCCTTCCCGCACGGGTAGTCTTAACCCTGGTGAAGGCTCCTGGCAGGATGACGTCATCACCCAGGTCAATATTGTTGAAAACCGAGGCGTAGCCCTCGAAGTTACCGGCATCATCAACAGCCTTCACTTCAAACGGGACTTCAACTTTGGTCAGCATTGGTCTGCATCTCCCACCGGGTCACCCGGTCATAATCTCCCCCGAGTGGAGAAAGGTTTTCTTTGCGGCGCACTTCGTCGATGGACATCCAGCCGGAACCACCCGAACCACCCAAAGCCTTGGTGTAGTAGTCAGCCCGAGCGGCACTATCGGCGCGCAAAAGCCCCTCAACGATGAATTCCACATACATGGAAGTTCCGCTGAAGAGCTTGTCGTTGATTTCGTCTTCGATGGCGTCGAGATAGGGCTTTAAGCCAAAGGTCACGAACCCACTGGTTTGCTGCTCAAGATTTGAGCCCATGATGGAAGTCTTGCTGGCCCGATTAGCCAGATACAGGGGAACACCCCAGATTCCAGCTAAGGCTTCTTCCTGAAACTGCTGGGATTCGATGAATTGGCTGTCCTTTTGGCTTAGTCCGGCAGGTACGATCTTGGGGTTACCCTGAAGAATCGCCATCTTGCCGATATCCTCAACGTCACCTTTACGGACGTCAGGGAATTTCTCCATGACCTGAGCCTGTTGCTCCTTCGTCAGGAACTGCTCATAGATCACATAGCCACCGGTAAACCCACCCTTACGCATGAATCGAGCCGACCAGTCCTGCGCAGTCTTGGCTAATCCCATGGATTCAGCCATGTATTCAACCGGCGAGAGACCTGTGATCCCGTCAGAACTGAATAGCTTGAAGTGCAGCATGTTCTCAGGCGACACAGCAAAGCGCTTACCTTCCAGGGTTACCCAATAAAGCAAGTCTTCACCGGAATCCAGCTCGACGGCATCAGCATTTACAGGGATAAAGCCAATCCAGTCCCCGTTGTCTGCCCTCTCGATGATGGAATAAGCATTGCCTCGTAGGGACATGTTAACCACAGCGGCTTTAAGGAAATTCAGCCGCGTCATATATGGGTTGGGCTTGCGAAGGATTCGGCTTTGTCTCTTTTCAGAACTGACCAATCTACGGTCAGTACCTATGTCTTCGTATAGCTTTAGCGGAAGGCCAGAGGCCGATTCGCTCAGAATCTTGACGCAGGACCAGACGATGGGAACGGTCATGGCCTTTTTAGAGGTCATTACAACCCCTGATTTTGTACGTTTGCCGCCTATCTCCATGTCAACTTCGACGTATTCACCCGTTTCCGGGTCCTCATAGCCGAACATTCGCCATGTCAGCGGGTTATACCAACGAAATGCCATATTCAGCCTATGAGTCCGAAGAAGCCGTTTTCTAAGTAGTCGCTCATCCCTCCCTGTGCTCCAGGGTTAAGGGAAAGCAGCGATACCGCATTGAATACCGCCATCAGCGGGTCGATCTTTGCCGAGCCAGAAGCTTGCTTAGTGATAAGAATGGAGTTACCGCGAGGCTCAACCTTGGCGTTGCTGCAGCACCACGCCATCAAGGCCTGCTTGCCGTGAACAATGCCGCCTTCGGCCAGCTTTCTCTCGGTAGTCTTGATTGCTCCACCCAGACGCCAGCCTTGGCTGATGCCAATGATCTTGTCCTGATGAATCTCTCGTGCAACCAATGCCTCGACAATCGAGCCGATACCAGCAGGGTCAACGCCGATCTGGTCGAGCAAACCCGCCTCATAAACCATCAGGCAGATATCAGCGACCTCATCAACATCCTGGCCGATTCGTTCAACCAGTGTCAGGTCGCCGTCATTAGCAAAGTCTCTAAAACGTGGCGCCTCAGCCTTGCGCCTCTCTAATACCGAGGGATGCGCCCATGCATGGGTCCATAGCAGCCACTCGCGGGTCTTCTTGTCACGACCCATGACGGCAAATCCAAGAAGGTCATCAAGGCCGCCGCCGTCGATACCAATATCGATTACTTCTGAGCGCGATATGAGCTCTTCCAGCCTCAACCCTGGCAGCTTGCCTTGCACCTCCCAAAAGTCAGCACCGGCCCAGCGGTCAGAGCGCAACGCAAGACCAATCTCAACATTGAGGTGTTTGGCTAGAAAGCCTCTAAATGACTCTTCCCCGTCCAGTTGAGCCTGGCGGTAGCCGCGCTCAATGAATGGCTCATCAACCGAAAGCCCAAGGTTTGGGTTCGTGATATAGGCATTAGCGAAGTTTCGATGCTCTCCTGCATCCAGCATGTGCTGAGGAAACTCATAGAGAACCGGCAGGAATGAGCGGTCCTCTGTCTTTCCGTCCCGAACGCTACGGGCATACATCAGCTTTTGCCGAAATATCCCAGCAGGTGGGTCATCTGATTGCGTTGTTGCGTAGATAACAAAGCCTTCAGGCCGGGAAGCAAGACCACCCGTAGCCTCTCGAAGCATCGCTTCAGCACCGTGACGCTTGCCGAACACCCAAAGCTCATCAATAAAGATGCCAATGGCTTTCTTGCCCGACACGGTGTCGTTATCAGCCGCCACGACTTTCAGGGTTGCCCCTGTCTGGCGATGAGTCACCGTCCTGATGTGGTTTTGTACCTGAATCAGTGCGGCCAGCTCTGGATCAGCTGCAATCATGTCTCTGATGGGTACATAGGAGTTATCAGCAATCTCCTTTGTGGGTGCCAGGATGATGAACTCACCCGATGGCCGCCAGTTCAGGATCAAGGCGGTCAGCATAATGCCAGCCGCAATCGTTGATTTACCGTTCTTCTTGCTGATCAGCAGCATGAACTCACTAATCAACCGGCGACCCTCATCAGGGTCATACGCCCCAAAGATGGCCGCTACAAACTCGTTTACCCACTCTCTCACCGTCTCGGACATGAGTGGACTGCCTGTAGCATCCACCATGCGCAGCGAGCCGAACACCTCAAGGGCTTCAGCGGCCTGGTCAGGGAATAAGGGGCCTTGAGGTATTAACGATTCCTTGGCGACGATCCGGCGTTCCCAGTCTACGCATGAAGTCGTCCAGCTACGCATAGCGAGGCACCGGCTGGAAAGTATGAATCCGAGCCTTCTCGTCGAGGTATGCGGCGTGCGCCTCTTCCGCGCTGTCAAAGAGACCCAGGTGGCGCTGCCGACCTCCAAGGTCGATCCTGGCGCGCCACCGGCCAGACGCCTTGTGCCAGCCGACTCCAGGGAATCCCGACTTGTTGCTCTTGTACAGAGCGACGTTCTGATTGTTCTGGCCCTCAGTGCACTCACGCAGATTCACTAGCCGATTGTCTTCGCGAACGCCGTTCCGGTGATCTATGCAGCTGACTGGCCAACGGCCGTGTACGTAGAGCCAAGCGAGTCTGTGCGCAGCGTAGCTAGTCCCGTTTATCTTGATGAAGATGTAGCCGTTAGGGTGCGAGCTTCCCGCTGAATCCCCAGTCTTCATGCACGCAGCTGTGGGTGAGGACCAGGTGAACAGTCCAGTCGCAGCGTCATAGTCGAGCGCATTGCGGAGCTGGGCCGCAGTAATAGGCTGCTTGCCCATGATGAACTCCTGCTTGATTTGAATTCGCTATCGAACCTAGCTCTGACGTCCGCCTGGCACAGCCTTGAGCTTAGGAGGTTGCCGCACGCCAAACCTGCC